ACAGCGAGAACATTCCACACAACATGAATCTTGTAACCGTAGTCAATACCTTGGAGATCGTTCCCAATAAGCGTCCGATACGACAAATTAAACAGCTTGGAACGCTGATCGTGGAGAAATACCCCCGGGGAAAATTCTCGATTTCCGGTCAGCTCATCGAGCTCATCGGGGTATGTGATCGCTCGAAGCTTAGCTGAATATGCGCTAGGAATACGCTTATCGAGATACTTGATCCCGTCGAGGTAATAAGACTTAACCTCGTTAGGCGTAGTCTCCGTTACTTCAGTCAATCCATTCCATGGAACCGCTTGCCCATCCGGCAAATATAGAACGCCGCGATCGATACCGGTCTCATACCGACGTTCGCCAACAGCATCCCATGCGATGGCAGTCATCGCGGCCCCCTTTCTTTATGTCAGTTTCGGGCGGTAAATAGTCTGGAAATCGCTCGACATGCTTCGTGTGAGAATGACCGTCCAGGGCATGAGGAAATATCCACCCATACCCCAATCCTCATTCCACGAATTTCGACACAGAGCGTAATGTGGTTCACTCTTGAGATAACCGACCATCAGTACTTCATGGCCCCCGAGTGCTTTCTCCATGGTCAGATCGGGATGCGGCATGACACCGGTCCGAGCCACTTCGTCAGATTCAAACGACTCGAAAACAGTAAATCCGAAAGCGATGGTCTGCTTGTTACTCAGCACCCGCTTGATGCTGGTAACATCGCGAGGCACAGCCTTGTAAGGATGCTTGGTCGTCTTGCGATCTTTCCAATGCGGGCTACGTCGCGGATCTTGCGCCCACGTCGGATATCGATCGCTGTAGGGAAATTGAGTTTCGGGAACAATCCCAATACTACGCGACACCTTAAAGCCATCACGACCATAAGCGCCCGTGTCTTGACGAAGAGAAACGCCCTCGACCAGACGTTCCAAAGCATAGATCCACAGTCGAGACGGATACTTGGGATCTTGGCCGGAAACGATGCAATCAGCATCAATTGCAGCGGCCACCGCATTGGCCGTGCATGAGCCCAGTTGCAGCTGAGCGTACACCTTGGTCATGTACTCTTCGCGTGGATCGACCTCGGCCCAAATGGGCAACTCGGACGTATCAGCAATGAGATCGCGAGGATCCGGTAGCGACGGCTTCCAGCCATAGCCCTGGATCTTTCGGGGAGTGAAGGTCTCCTCGACTGGCAAGTCGACCATGCTCCTCCTTTCATCCGGTTGTGCCCAGTTCCTTCTTACGCCGGGCATTGAGTTCGCGGTTACGCTGCGCGAGTTCGGTACGGCTCATCTTCTTGGGCTTGGACGACTTGATGTTAGCCACTCGAATCAACGTGAAAAGCCGATTGAGATTCCATTCCTCGCAAGAAAATGGGATGTTGAGCACCGTCATCCAGTAATAGATGAGCTCGGAAGTTATGATGTCTCGGGTTGGAGGAGCACCAGCATCGGAAAACCAAGTGGCCGTCATTCGACGATCGATGTAATTGTTGATCGTCTTGTAATCATCCAAACCGAGTTTGGAGAAAACCTCCGGGGGAATTTCGGGATCGATCGCCATACACTGGACATAGAGAAAGACTTCCTCCTGCGTCTTGGGTTTCTTGTCCAGAAAAGGCTTTTCGGTAATCGACTCCCATTTTGAAAGAGAGAGGAGAGAATGCTCGAGTCGTAGCCGGAAGCCACCATCCTTGAGGAACTCTTGCGAGGAGTCGTCGTACAGTTCGGCGCCGCCAACCACGAGTTCGAGCATTCCCTAGTCCTTTCAGCTTTGCCTACGGCCCGGGGGTCATCATCTCGATGACCTCGGCAGGCGTGGGCAGATGTGCGTCGTCTCCGGCTCCCGCACCGCCGTACAGCGCCTCTTCCAGCGCCGTGAGGGCGGCGGGATCGACTGCGGTGGAGTCAACGACGATGAGCGCCGTCGGCTTGAGGGTGTTCGAGCCCGCGACGGGGACCGGCGTAGTGGAGATCTCCCACGAGAACGCGATGGCCTCGGGGGAGTCGTTGATCGTGCCGTAGGCCTTCTCCGAAGGGGAGGCCTGGGCGCCGTAGACGAGATGCAGGCGATAGCCGTAGTCCGTCCCCTGCAGGTCGTTGCCCAGTCGGGTCCGATAGCACAGACCGAAAACTCGTCGGCCCTGCTGACCCACGGCGACGCCCGGGGTGGGAACGGCCGTGCCGTCACACTCCATGAATTCGTCCGGGTAGGTGAACGCCTCGATCGTGCCGCCGAACTCCTCGGCCGAGATGAGGTTGAGGTACTTGATGTTGTCGGCGTACTGCGGATTGGACTCCGCCCCACCCGGCGACTCGGTCACCGTGGTGAGACCGTTCCAGGCCACGCCAGTGTCGTACGCACCGGTGTCCGGATCGGGGAGGTACAGAACGCCTCGGTCGACACCGGTCTCGAAGTACCGCTCGCCGACCTGGTCCCACTGAAGGGGTGCCATTCTCTGATGTTTCCTTTCTCAGAAGAAAAGGGTAAAGACCCAGTGATTGAGATTGTCGGCCGCAAAGAAACGGTCGAAACTGCACATCTGCAATCTCTCCACTTGATCTGGTAGTTCGCTGTCGGGATCTCGGTCGATGACCGTTACCTGGTATTGCTTGGTTCCTCGATACAGGTGATTATCCGCATACGCAGTGCGTGATCCTGATCGTGCGTAGACGATCGCGGGATACTGCATCTGATAATTCGGCGGTGGCTGGAAATACGCATTCTCCGTGAGTAGAAGAAGAGTCTCATGGAGCTGCAACCGTTGGGCCATTGTACACCTCCCCCAGTTGCAGGATCAGACGGGGCGATTGCACCTCGACGTCAGAGACGTTCCACAATTGCCCCGCCCATTCCACATAGCGAATGGCGAAAAAATGCTCACGTGCGTAAGCATCAGCCACAATGCTGATCGAGTTTCCGACGGTGAGATCCAGGTTCAGATTCTCACCTTGTCGCAGACCTCTTGTATTACGAACGATGTCTCCGTAATAGACGTGTTCCACGACCGAGTCGGTAAATACACCAGGATTTGCCTCATCGGCTGTCTCGCTGAATCCGACCCGACCGTGGAATCTCGCCATGAGGTCAGTTCAGCGAACTACGCGCCGCCGCCCGCCGTGCCGCGGTAGGTCCACTCGTCCTCGACGTTGTTGTCGAAGAAGTAGCCCGCGTTCGGAACGGCGTAGATCGTGAGGTCGGTGCCCTCGTCGACGCTGTACGGCGAGCCCGCCGCGGTCACAGCCGCGTTGGTATCGCTGCGCCGGTAGGTGACGCCGGTCGTGTCGTGAATCGTAAACGCCGAGTCGTCCGGATCGAACGTCGGGTCCGCCGGGGTGGCCCGGGTGGCGCCCGCGGCCGCCTGCCGAATGACCAGTGCCGACCGAATCTTCGTCAGGGCGCCGGACGCCCGGGACTCGATCAGGTACTTGTACTGGTTGTAGTCGATGTCGAAGTCGTCGAAGAACGACACCTCGCCACCGCGATCGGCGCCGACCGTGTAGTCGACCAGGTTGACGATGATCCCGACGAGGTCGGGCTCGTCCTCCATGACCTCGACGTTGACGACCTTGGCCACGCCGAGCTCGGACGCCAGATCGGTCGCCGTCCGGTAGTAGCGACGGCCCTGGCTGTCACGGGCCAGGAGCATCTGAGTCATCACGGGCAGCGTGGTGTAGAACGTCGGCAGCCCGGAGCCCTTGTAGAACCGCATCGACTCGAGGATCCGGTCGACAAGGTCGGTCTTGCGCAGGTCCCCATCGACGTCGATCGTGATCGTCGCTGCGTAGAGATCGTCGTCGTGGAGGATCGAACGGATACCCGCTCCGTCCGCCGCGCCGGAGGGGTCGCGGATCTTGTCCTCGTCGTCGACGGCCCGGCCGTCACCGATGAGGATGGCCCGCGCGATCTCCTCGTCGAGCATGAGCCGCATCTCGGCCTTGAGCCACAGCACCACGTCGAAGTCCGTGATGTCGATGATGTCGTCGCGGTCGAGCTTCTGCTTCTTGTAGATCGTGCTCGGCGTCGTGACACGCCGCATGAGGCCGAAGAACTCCTCCTTCTTCAGCGTGCCCTTGATGTAGCCCTTGGCCCGCGCCTCGGCGTGAGTGATGTCGGCCGTCAGCGACTTGATCCGCGAGAACGGGCTCTTGCGGACCGACGAGAGGACCTCGGTGACCCACTCGGTACGCCGGGAGTCGAACTCCGGCGTGTCGGTGATGGTGCGTGCGTCGGGGAACAGCAGGTCGATGTTTTCGATGCCGTGCTTGAAGGCGTAGTCCTCCACCGCCTCCTTCAGCGAGCCCCGCTTGACGGCGTCCGCGGCGATGCCACGCATGTCGTCGTGCGAGAGCGCCATCCGGGGCTCGGGAGTGCGCGTCTCGCGGGACTGCTCGAACACGTTGCGGCCGCTCATCTCGTTGTCGTCCTTTTCCTCGTGGGTGATGTCCTCCTCCTCGGAGGAACCGGTGTCAGCGGTCTCGGCGGTGCCGGTGCTGCGGTCGGGGGTTGCGGTGGCCTCCAGAGCTGCGCCCACCATGTAGTGGACGACCTCCTGCTGCTCCGGGGACATCGAGTTGAAGACATCCTGGACGGTGGTCTCGTCGTCGACCGTCTCCGTCTCCTCCGTCTCCTCCGTCTCGACGGCAGTGCCGTCGGCGTGCTCGAGTTCGAGTCCGGTGTAGATGATGGCCTCATCGACATGGATCTCGGTCTCGCCATCGGAATGCGCGATCTCGATGTTGTCGATCAGGGCGCCGGGATTGGCACCCGCCAGGACGAGCGAGACCTCACGGATGACGCCGTGAGAGACCTGCTTGGCCTTCTCCACGAGCGAATTGGCGAAGATCGACAGCGCCGAGATATCCTCGTGCTGCACCAGCGTCTTCGCGTTCTTGGCCTGCGCCGTCTCGTTGAAGTACCCGTAGCAGTACGTGCCCTCGTTACGATCCTCGAGGATCGCGTGGCCGAGCACGTTCTCGGGTGAGGCATGGCCATGCTGCCAGACCAGCGGAACCCGCTGTGTGTCCTGATGCGCGAATGCATTCGGAAGGATCGTCCGACCGTCCGAGCAGCGCAGCCCATACTTCGTGGCCCAGCCACTGAAATCGGGCTTGACCGCGATAGCGGAATGCATCAGGCTGGTCTCCGGCGAAGAGTCACCGAAATCCAGTCGGGACTTTGCTCCCATTTTGACTGTTCCTTTCGTCTGTGGATCTTCGGCGCCCTAGAGCGCAGCTAGCTTTTGATTGGCGACCGCGAGTTGTCCTCTCACTTTGGTGGCCAAAGTTTTAAGCTCGTCGACTGATGTCTTCAAGCGTTGCTTCGAATCCTGCTCGTGCTTCAGTGTCCTGCGATTCCGGAGTTCACGAGCAGCTTTGGCCTTCTCGGCAGCCGTCTTTGGCTTAACCTTGTCTTTGGCCGCGCGCTCTTTCTTGGCTTTCGACTTGCGGTTTTCCCTGGCCTCCTCGTGTTCTCTTTCTGCAATCAGAGCTTCGAGCTTGCGAAACCTCTGTTCCAAGCCGTGAATGCTATGAGCAAGTTCCTTCTTCTGCTGGGCTTTTACTCCCTCTTGATGACGGGTACGAGGTACGACTAGCGATGGAGGCTTGTGAATACGCAAATAGTATTCATGGGCCTTGACCGGATCGTACTGATGGATGAGCTGCCGCAGCTCGAATTCGGTAGGTGTCTTCATCGTCCACCTGCCAAAAGCGCGTCGATCTCGGCCTGGGAAGCCCGCAGCCCCTGGGTCAGCTCGGCCACGGCGGGATCCGGTTTGTCCTCCGGGACTTCTTCGGCAGTCGAATCGACAACATCAGCCGACTGGTTCGGATCGACACCGGTCTTAGCCACTGGCATATTGGAATTAATCAGCGCATCGGCCTTTGCCTCCGGCCGAGGCTTCATGCCAATACCCTGTCGAATCTCGTTCGACGAAGTAATCTCATTACGAGAGAACTTATCGGCGATGTCAGCAATTCCACCTTCGCCGCCGAGCGGGATGAACTTGAACGGGTCGCGGAAGTACATGATGGACTGTCCCTGCGTACGGGCAGTCTTGGTGAGAAAACTCCGGATCATAGCTTCGGTAATCGCATCCAGAAGCGGTTCAATGGTGCGACTCCAGTAATTCAGCATGGTCTTCTCGTCGGCCGTGCCGTTCATGACCTCGGGAGTGAGACCGAGCTCACCATAAAGTTGTGTCTTGAGTTCCTGAATTTGTGGCAGTAGATTGTTCTCCACTGCACGATTAAGCTGAACGATCTTCTCGGTACCATCGGTGTAAGCGATACCGTACTCGCTACCCTTCAGCTGGAACTCGATGTCCTTGCGCCGTTGCTCCGCCTGTTGCCGTCGTGCTTCCGACTTGATCACGTACGGAAGCTGGATGATGAGATCGAGCTTCCCCGAAGATGACTGCTCATCAATCGTATCCAGAAGATTGAGCTTGCGAATAAGACGCTGAAGCGTCGAATTCGGTTCGTTCATCACCGAATACAACGGATTCTCGATGATTGCCACCATCTTCTTCGGTAGCGTGAGCTCTTCGCGAACACCACGCTCTTCGTTGTAAAGCGAAACCCGAATATGCTTGGGGAACCACGAAACGATTCGACCAACCCGAAGGGTCTTGATGTCGAAACCGCCCGATTCCTCTGGTGACAGAGTAGTATCCACCGGAACGACCGCCGCGACACCTTCGTCGAGAACAGTCATCGCAATGTCTTGCCGAAATGCCCGACCAGCCTGGTCGACGTTGGCCTCCAGCGTCAGACAACTGTCCAGTCCACTATTGATGTCTTCCAGGTACCTATTTTGATCGTCAGTGCGAACGTGGCGCATAGGCACCGCGGCGACATCGATACCGATCCGGGTGTAGATCGAGGAGATGATCGATCGTTCGCTGGAAAAGCGGGGACGAAGTCGATCAGGACGCCCACCAAAGTAAGAACCGCCCGCCGCCGTAATCTCAAGCGGACGATTGTTCACGCTATCACTATCGGTAAACGCATTCCAAGCGTGCTTCAGCCGGGCTCCGAAACTTGCCATACATCACCTCCTTTCTCATCACCTGGTTGCTATCGGGGCCAGATCTGACCGATGGTGGGTTCGAGATACGATCCTGCTGGACTCAAAGCCGAGACAATGGTCTGAGTTACACCGGTCATCTTCCGAGTTTCGTCTTCCACATCGGTAATAAACCCCGCCGCTGTAGGAGGAACCGGAAATCGATTCGGAACAAACTCCGATATCAAAGGTTGCTCGGTAAGCTCGAATGGGGTAATCAAAGGACCAATCGGAATCCGATTGACCAACTCGAGGGAATCGTATGGCAGAAGTGTGACCAGTACTCCGTCTGCCTGGGCCATTAGGAAGCGGCCACGCCAGTATCCCACAGACGACCGTCAGTGGGGTTATAAGGGACCCAGAGTCGATTCTCGAGAACGTAAGCGTCCCCGAACGCCAGCCCCGCTTGCACCTGACCCAACGTGAATCGCATCCGCTTCTGCTTACCCAGCGCCTTGCCTTGAATAGCCTCGTCACCCCCCTGATAGATCTGCAGAACCATGCCCATCTCGGACACGGGACGCTGTCCACCCTGCAGCTTGTCGTTGTAACGCAGGTCACCCATAAATCCAAGCGGAACATTTCCGCTGTTCAGGTTCTGACCACTACCACCCCAATAGGTCAGCGCTGAACCCAGAGCGGTAAGATTCGCTACCGCCGGATTATTGGTAATCCTGCCAAACCCATCGCTGTACCCTGCCTGCTGCACGGGCATATCAATTGGCATCTGAGTAAGCGGAATATACGCGCCAACATCGAAGAAGCCATTCGATGCGCCGTTAAACGCGACAATAACTTCATCCTCAGCCGTAATGATCCACCACTTAGTAGACGTCCCGGAAGGAGTCCAATAATGGTAAAACGGATAAGGATTGACATTCCCCGGCGGCTGAGTACCCAGAAGGTAGTCTTGCGCCGTGTAACGACCAGTCGCATCAAACGTATAGGACTGGAAATACGACGGAGGACCATAAGCCCGAGCAATATGGGCAGAAGAATCGTACTGTTCGCAATGGAATGCGCGAAGCTCACCGGAACCAAGGGTACGACTAATAATCCAGTAAAAATCACTGGGTAGACCCGATTCCGTAGCCAAACACTTGAACACATACCAGCGACACGTACCGCCTGAGGGCGTAAACTCTTCGACAAGATCCCACGCAGCATGCGCAGTAACATCGTCGCGGATCCGCTCGACCATAGCCAAGCCAACGGAACCTGCATCAGGCTGATTGATAGTTCCTGTGGTAAAAATACTTGCCATGTCACTCCGTCCTGAAGTAGCTGTACGTAACGAGGACTGGTCCCTGGACGGAATCGAGATTCGTCACGGAGACGTAGAAGGTCGAGTCAAACGCGTCCATAGAGGTAACATCCACGGATGGGCTGAGAATGAGCTCGAGCATGTTCTGCGCCGTCACAACCTCGAGAAGACGTCCGTTGTTTCCTCTCGGAGCCATCCCGATTGGACGGGGTGCATCAATCTGGCGCATGGCGTCGTTGGGATACATACGCACACGAGCCGGACGATTAGTGGCGATCTTGTAGAAACGGACCGATGGATAGAACGCAATATCGCGATCTTCGCTCTCACCCGGATCCAGAAGTCCACTAACATCGGAACCGTCATGCCGAGCGAATCCTCCACCAAGCATGAGTGGTTCGCCCAATTCATTGAACAACTGGATCTTCTCGGGCAGCGTATCGGGATCAAGCGGATCCCCGGTCACGAGGACAGCTTGACGAATCCTCTGAGAGCTAACTCTCGTCATGCTCATCCTCCTCTTTTATCAACCAGAGATCATTACGACAGCTTCACGTCCTCGCTCGACTGTGCTCAGAAAATCATCAACATGAATGAGAACAAACTCGCCGTTTGGCAACGTGTAGACGTGAATCAACTCAGGAGACCACTTCTTAGCCGCCGTATAGAAATCGTTCAACGTTTGCGGCTCATTCTTGACGATGTCGAACATGTTTCCATCGATAACCCGAAGTGGCGTCTTCCCCAACTTACCCGCATCATTGAAATCAATGAGGGCATTGAAACCACGTTTGCCCATTTCCTTAAACCATTCCTGCGCTGCTGCATCATTAGGATCCGCCCAAGACTGAGCGTGCGCAAAGAAAAGTTCTTTAATTTCGGCGTCCGAAGAATCAAGACCTTTGGAAAGCCACATAGTTGATAGCTCCTTAAAACTGTCATTCGTTCCAAGAAGCTCCTTAAATATACCAAACGATTCCTTACCCGATGGCGCACGAATTGCTTCTTTAGCCATATAATGATTAAGGAATCCGCCGGTCCTCGGGTCGCCTACCCCCCATTGCTTCCAAAAAGTAGGAAGAATAGCTTTATAGCTATTTACATCCTCATCGCGAAATGCTGCGTAAAATCCACCCGGCCTCGGATCCGTTTCGGCAACAGTCGACAACCGTTTAAGAATAGAACCTTTAGGGAGATTTACGCCTTTCTCCCAATTAATATGCAAACCATCCGCGGTATCACTATAAGCTTTAATATTCGTGGTTTCGAGAGCGAGTAGCTTTTTCAGATTCATCCCCGGCAGATTGTCAAATCCGCCAGCTTGATTAACCTTGTAAATAGCCACGCCCGCGGCAACTGCGCCTAAAGTAACACCACCAGCGATGGCAATCTTCTTAAGCTTTTCGCGATCTGCTTGCCGTTTCGCCTCGACGACGCGAGCCTGCATACTCTCAGGCCCATACTTTGCCGCCATCATATGCGAATCAAGACCGGAATTACTTACAATATCATCAGCCAGCCGATGATACTCAGCCGCCTGAGCCGAGGAAGACCCACCCCCACCATCGGTATCCTCTTCCTTACGCACCCCCCAGCGCATTCCCTTAACGCCATGATGGGAAATAGCGGACTGACTCAAGGACTCTGGAGGATCTTCGTCCAACTGCGCGTAATATCGCTTCAATGCATTGGCCGCCGTCTTCTTCTGATCGGCAGAGACCCCCTTCAGCCCGCCTCGCGCCCCGGCCAAAGCAGCAGCCGCAGCGTGCACACCGTTGCGGTTCAGGACACCATCCGGCGTCTTGACCGGAAGCTTGCACTGGCTCTTCGACGTCGGCGCACCATCATGAATATGGATGATGCACGCCGCATGCCACTGCTCGAGCGTGTAGTCAGACTTGGTAAAGTCGCTCCACGCAGCTTCGGAAATATGAGCGAGTGCCTCCGCAGGAGAGGCAAATTCCTGGGTTTCGCCCAGTATCATGAACCGCCTCCTATTCGGATTAACTCAAATCAAAGAAAACTCCGTCAAGATGCACAACCGGATCGGTATATGAGGCATCCGGCCCAACCTCAAGACGGCCGTTTGTATCGTATTGCAATAACACCGGATGATTACCGGCGCTATCCGACAAAATCGTCCCGGCAGTTGTATTTCGCGAAGGCCAATGTTCTTCAGGCAGAGCATCCGCAAAATCATTCATGCCTGTTCCGGAACCATTCCCGAACAACTTACGAAATGAGCCCCGCAATTCGACATGATCGCCATTACGCCGCCACTGGGCAATATCTTGAGTCAACCAATTCAGATTATTCTTCAAAGTTAGATTAGCCCAAGCGGTAGTTGTTCCACCTCCGCCAAACATCGAAGCCGGTAGGATGGCATCCCAAGTTGAATCGACTCCAGGCTCACCCACCACGTCGCCCAACGCGAACCACAAAGCACCGTTGTGGCGAACGGTGTGACCGTATTGATGGAGTCCATCAAATTCGCCCCATATACCTTGCCAACGCATCATGCCGGTAATATCGACACTGTCGGAAAGTCGAATCCACAAGGTTGGATCGTCACCACCGACTACATCCTCGGTGGTAAGATAAAGACCGAGAGAATTCAGGGCAGGATTAAACCACGTAACAAGGGCACCCGCAGTGTAGTTGGTATCGGCATCCCACTCACCGGCATAGTGCAATTGACCCGCGGACGAACCGCCTCCTCCACCTTCCATACTATCCAGATCACACGGTGTACCATCCGGATAGAACAGCTTCAGAATTACTTCTTCGCGTTCGCCATGTTGTCTGCGCTTGAACAGATGCGCACGCATGGTATTGCCCATTACTCGAATGCCTCCTGATTAGCTTTCAATGCGATATAAGCATCCATCATGGCTGCCACATTATCGATCTTCTCATCTTGACGTCGCTTAAGGAGCTTGCGATTGCCATTAGTATCTTCCAGCGTAATCGCATTACCCATAGCGAAAGACATAAGAGACTGATCGAAAATAAGATTGCGATCCTCGGACAGCTTCTTGAGCTCACCAAGAGGAACCGATTCAGTCTTAACGCCCTGAATTACCTTCTCAATTCCGAACGGGCCGTTCTCCGCTTCCCAACGCTTGACAAACTCTTTCGCATTGTATGGATCATAGCCAAAGCATCGTACATCGTACTCAGAAGCAATGATGAAATTGTCGAGATCATCGTAGATCTCCTCCCAGTTCAACACCGTTCCGTTCATCACGTGAAGACTGCCCTCAGTGATAAACTCTTCGTACTTCTGGCGCATGGCTGATTGCAGCAGGAAAAGCGTACGCTCGGTAATATAACTTCGAGTCTTAATCCCGTAGAGATCTCCACCCAGAGGAAACATGAAAGTGAAAGCCCAGAAGTCATCGCCCTGCGAAGCATCCATCCCTAGAGCGCAAGGCAGCTGCCAGAATTCACGAACACGATGAGGCAGTGTCTCCTCATAGGTGAAGAAGTACGTGTAGCCTTCCATGGGGATACCGAACCGCTTGGCGAGAATATCGTTGCGCGCTGCCGGGGCCTTCTCGGCGCGTTCGACGTCCAACTGATATGTCTCGTACGTCACTGTTTGACCAAGATTAGGATTCGCCTTCAGCCACATGGCCGGATCAGCGACTTCGTCAAGCTCGTCGAGCTTGTAATGCCAAATAGAGACGTGCGGAGCTGAGTATTCACCCTTGAGGATGTCCATCAGCTCCATTTTGATTGTATCACCCGAACCATTGCGGACCGTACCTTCGGAAGAGATAGCGATGATGAGATAGTCCTCCAGCTTGGAGGAACCCTGCTCAACTGCGCCGATAACATCTTCGCGAAGATCGCCCGACAGCCATTCGTCGATACTTGAGACCTTGGTGCGCAATCCCTGCAACTTGTTGATCGTCATAGGACGAATCTCGAGCAACGATCCAGTAAGGAAGTTCTCGATCCCCTTCTTCGTTGCCGCCAGCTTCTGGCGCAGCATCCGATTGCCCGTGGTGTTCTGCATCGAGCCTTCGGTGAGAAACTTGAACAGCGGTCCCCGCGACCGGACAATGGCAGTACGAAACGGGGAGAGAACTTCCTCGGCCTGCTTCATCGTTGGAGCGGCAGTGATCTGATGTGTGGTCTCAGTATCGACCGTCATGAAGTAGGCATGGATCAAAGCGGCGAACATCGACTTGGCCGCCCCGCGGGCTACGATGAGATAGAACTTCTTGATCAGCCGGATCTTGATCGTCCGGGTTTCGTAATGGCCTCCGTGGTTACCATCCGAAGGGACATAGACCGACCGGTCGACAAAGTAATACCAGCCGAAGATCTGCTCGGCCCAAAGCTTGAACGTGAACAGAAGGTGGAGGTCACTTCCTTCTGTTAGGGTCATCTCACCCTCACAGAAACGTAGAAAGCCCTCCACCGCCTGATCGTCGTAGTAAATGTTGGGGTTGCGAATAAGTGCGTCGATCCGGTTCATCTCCATCGAGATCTCTCGATTGACCGGAATCTCTCCTCGCACCACCGCATCGCGGAACTGCCCGTAATACACCGGGACTGCTGTGTTGGACAGCGCCACGTTTTACCCCTCCTTTCTTACACGGCCAAAACGCCAATCGTTCCCGCTAGGGCTGCGCCGCGTCGTGCCTTTCGGGCACCCTTCCGAACTCCCGTACGCACGCCACGCTGAATCTGGGACTTACCCTCTTCCTCGAGCGACTTCTGCACAAACTGCCGACCCTTATTTGAGGTGAGCTGATGCACCTGGGCCTCGACCTGAAGGCGATTGGCCAGTTCACGCAGTTCCTGAGTGGACAACGCATCGGTGCCACTCTTCTTGAGAACCTGCTTCTGGACAGCCGCCTTGACAGCATCGTGGTGAGCCGGATGCGACGCACCACCCTCGGCGAGAACTCGAGTACGGCGTCGAACGATACCGGTATCGGTAACCGCCGTGGTTTCCACGGGACTGTGCTTACGCACGCCCCAACGCATACCCTTGACACCGTAATGCTCGAGATTTCCCTCGAACAGAGCGCTGACCAGAACGGCGCCAACGTCGACGAACGAATGAGCGACCGGCTCGGGCTCGAAACCGTCGAGCTCAAGTCCGATAATACGACCCGCAGCGTCACGCTTGATCTTACCGGTGATCTCGACTGTGATCTCTGCGTTCGCGAGATCATCTTCAGCTGCGTGCTTGACTCGATGAGGAATCGGTGTGGGTGCGCCTTCCCGAGCGTGGATCTTGAAATCCATCCCATCGTTATGGAATTCCACATCGAGATGCTGCGTACCCGCTCGGTTTCCGATGGAGTTGGCGGCTTCGCGATAAGAAGACTGCATCAGGTTGAGAACTTCGTCGTCATACTTCTTGCGCGAAGCAGGCTTGGCGAGATCGGCGTCACTGTACTTGCTGTTGATTCCGTCGATGTCCCGATTGACTCGCTCGGTTGCCTTGTTGTGAATCGCCACGAAATTCTTCGGCGACATTGCATTCTTGGCAAATCGCTTTTCTTGAATAGCGATCCCCTTCGCCTTGCCTGCTCGATATGCGCCACGAGTCAGACGAATCTGGGCAGGCCAGGTGAGCGGAGCGACAACCGGAACGAGCGTTCCAACTGCGATCTTGACGACATCGTCTGACAGCGCATGCCCTTGCGGATCCAGATACCGCTGAACACCTTCACGCTTTTTCTCACCCTTGGGGACTCCGCGAGCATCGGTTTCCTTGCGCACGCCCCACTTCATGCCCTTGACACCGTAGTGTTCGAGAATATCGTCGTCTTCCATGAGACCCATGTGAGCCAGGAACGATGCTCCCAGTACGGCGGTCTGAGCCATCGTATCTTCAGACTTGACCTGCTTGAGTCCGGTAATATACCCGTCCTCATCCATGACAACTTCGAGAACCACGACATCTTCGTCGCCATCGGCATGCCGTGCCTGTCGACTGGAGACTTCCCAGAAATACTTCGACGTGGGGAGATCTCCGCCCCGCTCGCGAATCGTGTACTCACGCGTACCCGACGCGTTCTTCATTGAGTTGGCCGTGGTCTCCAGCCGCTTGATGTAGGTTTCCTTCGCGTCCTTACGATATGCCCGGGCATCCTTACTCAACGGCTTCGTCAGACGATTCTTGAAACTGGCGTTCGGATGACGCTCCTTGAGTGCAGGGAGATCAGTCGCCTTCCACTCTTTGTGCGCCGCTTGGGTAATCATATGGGCGGCCGTAGCGACCTTCTTCTCGCCCTTCAGATTCGTCGTAGAAGTACGCGCTTCGAAGTTAATATCTTTGGCGACAGTGACCGTGCCCTTCGCCGCCTTCTTAGCCCCTCGGCCCACGGCCTGAGCGCCCTTAGCCGCCGTACGAGTTGCTCCGCCCCCTCCGCCACTCTCGCGTTCCTTACGCACGCCCCAGCGCATACCCTTGACACCGAAGTGCTGAATATCGCTCATGGCCACATCCATGGGGATAGCCTCGAGCGTCTCGTATTCGTCCCAGTAATCCTTGAGCATAAACTCCGGTCCTTCGTAGTCGCCGGTCCACACTGCGATCTTGTTGAAGTCGACGCTGTAGAATCCGCCCCAGTCCTTGTCGTCTTCCTTGGCCGGGGTTTCGGGATAGCCGAGAGTGAGATGCGGATTCCACGGCCCGTCGAACTGCTCGCCCGAATCGTAGGCGGTACGGATGTTGTGGTCCTGCAGAAGCGCAGCGCGGAAATTGCGCACGGCCTTGTAGTCGTAATTGCGCTTGAAGAACAGCACATCGGCCTGATCCTCGCCGAGCTCGCCCCGACGATCGACCGTCATGTAGAAACGGTTCAGAGTGGTCTTGGCCGCATGCTCGACGAAGTCGACGATCTGGTTGACGTTTGGGATCTGGTCCATGTCTCCGAGATAGAGAATGGTGAGGTGTGGCACCTGCTCACTCGAGACCTTCCAGACGCGGTCATTCTCGTCAGGAATGGCCACGATCACGAGGTTGCTCACGGTTGACCTCCTGGCGGGATTGACAGTTCGGGATCGGCGGGGGCCGGTGGATCGGGATCCTTCCACTCGGTTGACTCGCGGCTTACATTGAGCCGCCACTCTGCCTCGGAAAGCTGTTTCTGCAAGGCGTCGAGAACGAACGACGTTGTCGGTGGATCGAACACCAGTCTCGTTCGCAGATATACGACCGTCTTGACCTTGCTCTGCTTGGCGACATCTTCGACGAACTCATCCCATTCGGAATCTTCGTCTTCGATGGAAAAACCTTCGACGGGCCCTACACCCATGTCGTTCAGAGTGGAGAACGCTGAGTTGATGTGAATGATGATGTCTTCGTCGAATGACGTATCATCTTCACCAATACCAAGAACCTTCTTGGTCGACTTCAGGATGCTGGTTTCCATTCTCCACCTCCTTAGGACGGGGCCAACCTATCCAATCCTTTAGCTGGCCAAATGTGGTGATCGGAGCGGAGAGAGAATCACTCCGATTTTGATTGGACCACGAGGGAACGAGAGGGGTTATGCCTCGGAGTCGGATTCGGACTTGGAGTCGGAGTCGTCATCCGACTCGGATCCCTCCGGATCCGGGAGCCCCGCTGTGCGACGGTCATGTAGCTCCCGGGCTTCCTGCAGTTCGCCCTCGCGAACTTCGCCACCTCCTGTTCGCTCGTTGTGCTTCACCCGCTCTTCGTGCTCCAGCGCGTCCCGCTCCTCCTGCGAGAGGAGCCGCGTGGCGTAGTCATGAACGGGCTGCTGCTCTTGCGCCCGATCTTCTTCGGCCGCTGCTGCCTTGGATTCCTCCTGCGACTGCTCGGACGATGCCTCCTCCTGCGGCGGGTCGGATTGAGCGGACTCCTGCGCCGACTGCGCAGTCTCCTGAGCGGACGCAGCCGTTTCCTGAGCTGACTGAGCGGTCTCCTGGGCCGACTGAGCGGTCTCCTGCGCCGCATCCCCTTCGGGCTGCTTCGAAGGAGGCTCGGGCGGCTGCGACGGTCCGACTGAGGTCAAATGGATCGCCTCCTTTCTGGTTTACTCGGCAGCGTCGGTGTCGGGGGCGTCGACGGCTTCGTCGTCATTCTGCTCGGCATCGGCTTCGAGCTGATCGGACTCGGCTTCCTCGACGTCACTCGGCCGTTCGCCATGACGTTCGACGATTCCCCCACTCTGACCCGGCTGGAGCTCGACCTGTGGCTCGTAACCCTCGGGGGCATCCTGCGGCTCGTCCGGATTGTCCGGCTGCTGCGCCTCCGCGGCCCGAGCCTCGGCCTGGCGCTGATCGTCGGTCTTCGGCTGCTCGGAGCGTTCGGCCTCCGTGGGCATCCGCTGATCCGGCTGGGGCGTCTGCAGACCCGAGGACTCAGGCGGATCCTGCTGCGCCTGCTCCGGCTGGCCCTTCTCCTGCTCTTCCGTCATATAGCCTCCCTAGTTGAGGAAATCGAACGTGAGGTAGTAGTCAGGCTCGCCCGGGGTGTTGGAATCGATCGGCGGCGAGCCATGGCCGATGAACTTGTTGCCGCACCAGAGTTCGACGTGATGCGGAGCCTCACGCGACCCGTACATACCGAGATCGCCCGGCTTACGATGAGCCTTGTCAATGACCCGCACGCGCGGACCCTTGACCATCGTGAACGTCGAGGCCCAAATATGGTCGACCGAGGCCGGAGACGGAAGTCCGGCGGCCTTGTAGACCGACGCAACGAACTGCGAGCAGTCACTGCGGAAATTGCGCGGAGACGGCTTGAGGAAGATGAGATTCGGCACTCCCCCGGCCAGATAGTGGTACGCCGCCGGATTGCGCCGGTAATTGGCCGCTGCCTGCTCGGCCTGAGAGACGATCCGCCGCCGCTTGGCATTGGCCGCCTTGGCGTCCTCGATCTGCTTGTTGACCACGCGAATATGCGCGGCCACACGCTTGCGCGCGCGCGTGAGCTCGTTCTCGTTGCGCAGCCCCGGGTTCATGACGAAGCGCTGCTCCTCAACCGAGACCGGCCCGGTATGCAGCGCCTTGAGCTTGTCGTCACCGAGACCAAGCAGGAACGATGCGTAATGCAGCGCGTCCCTGGTCTTGGGACCGAACTGCCCATCGACCTTGACTCGACGGTTACGCGCCTTGCGTGTTTCGAGACGGCGATTGATCGCACGCTGAAGGCGTTTGACATCCTCGCCGTGATCGCCATTGTTGAGTGCTCTCATCTCTCTCCTTTACGTCGTATCGTTCGGGGCAGGCCCGGGCGCCGGATCTGGTGCTGGTGCCGGTCCTGGTGCTGGCTCGGGCGGCGTCGGCCCGACCGAAATATCGACCGGAATTACCGGTTCGGGATCGTTGTCGTTCACCGGCTGTTCCACCGGCGGTGGCGATGACGGATCCAGAGGCGGAGGCTGCTGATGCTGACGCATCTGGGTGATCAAGCCCTGAAGGGCGTTGTAACACCGCGGATGAAATTCGAAATCATCCGCCGCAGCCTCCACCGTTGTGCCATCGGCATTGATCGTCTGGACTGACATCCGCGTGAAGTTCGCTGTCACCTCTTGCA